AGACCCTATTCATACGCCGAGAGGCAACCCAGCTAGGCGGTGTACTCGATGAGTTAGCGCGTACCATTGACCCTATGCGTGATGGCTATAGTGGATCTGTCCGGGAGTGGAAGATCCCTGAGTGGGATGGTATCAAGCGTAAGATAGTGTTCGGCTCAACCCCTAACCTTGGGGATGAGATGCGTTATCAAGGGCGCGAAAGGGACTGCCTTATTATTGATGAAGCTGCCAATATGCTGGAGCAACAAGTCAGGTTCCTGATGGGCTGGGTAAGGACTACAACCCCGGGCCAAAGAACTAGAGTCCTTCTGTGCTCCAACCCTCCAACCAATGCAGATGGTCAGTGGCTGATTAGGATGTTTGCCCCTTGGCTAGATCCCAATCACCCTAACCCTGCTATGCCCGGGGATCTGCGCTGGTATACAACGATTGGGGGAAAGGATATTGAGCGCCCTGATGGTGAGCCATTCATGCACGGCGAGGAGCTGATTACTCCCAAGTCCAGAAGTTTCATCCCGGCCAAGGTCACTGATAATAAATACCTGATGGACTCTGACTACATGGCCCAGCTCCAAGCTATGCCTGAGCCTCTGCGTAGCCAGATGCTATACGGAGACTTCACTGCAGGCCAAGAGGACAGTGAGTGGCAGGTCATTCCCAGTCAATGGGTAGATGAGGCGATGAATCGATGGGAGCCAAGGCTATTCGATCCCACGAGGATAGTGAGCGCAGGGCTGGATCCATCAAGAGGTGGCCGAGACTCAACGGTACTATCATGCCGGGAGGACTGGTACTTCCATGAGCTGCAGGAGTGGGAGGGGCATGAAGTCCCTGATGGTCAGACTGTAGCCAAGAATGTGATTGAGTTACTAGGAATGTCTCAATGCCCTGTACACACTGACGTTATCGGTATCGGTGCGAGTGTAGTGGACATCCTTGGAATGTATATCCATAACCGGGTTGTGCCTATCAACGTGGCTGAGGCTGCCAAGAATGACACTGACTGGTCTGGTATTCACTCGTTTGGCAATAAGAGAGCTCAGTTATGGTGGGCGTTCAGGGATATCCTCAACCCGGACAACGGGTTTGGCGTTGCATTACCCAAAGATCAGCGGCTGAAGGCAGAACTATGCGCCCCTACCTACCAGCTCCGGGCCAACGGGATCATGGTTGAGTCCAAGAAAGACATTATTAAGCGTCTTGGTCGATCAACAGATAGGGCTGATGCGGTACTCATGGCTGCTGAACGAACAGCAATACTGGGTTTAACTGGCCTGTCAGGGAGAATAGCGGTGAATCGGTAGCCTTTTGATCAGAAAATAGGCATCATTGCTCAATAATTGATCAAGCTGGAGTAGATAATGGGTGAATCCACGGAGATAAGTAGGGATCTGGTTAAGCGGTACAGGCAGGAACACTCTGATCGACAGACCGTCCAGCGGAATTGGGACGCGATTACCCAGTTTGTCATGCCCTACCGGGGCCGGTTCTTTCAAGATCAGAAGTCTGAGTCCTCGGTTGACTGGAATGAGGCGCGTAAGGTCTATGACTCTACTGCTACCCAAGGTGCCAAGAACCTAGCGTCCCGGCTGCACGGTGATGTGACTTCCCCTACCCTTAAATGGTTTGATATTCGCTTCCGTAGTGAGGCGCTCAATAAGAATACGCAGGCTATTAGCTGGCTGCAGGCTGTCAGTAACAGGATCTACTACGAGCTACAGGACTCCAATTTCGATCTTGAGATCAATAAGGTGTATCAGGATCTGGTGGGCTACGGCACTGCCGTACTCACACTGGAGGAGAGGCCGGGCAAAGAATGGACTGGCCTTAACTTCATCTCTGTCCCCCTGAAGGAGGCGTACTTTGAGGAGGATCTGAACGGCGGTGCTGTCAGGTTCTATCGCAAGCTGGAGTGGGAGCCTGCCAAGATTGTCCGTCAGTTTGGCGAGGATACCCCTGAAGATATCAGGAAGCTGGACGAGGACGGCAACACCGACAAGATTGAGATACTGTTCTGCGTCTACCCCCGGAACAACAGAGTCTTGGGCTGGGGCCAGAAGTTAGCGCCCAGTGCGAGACCCTTTGCCTACTCCTACATCCGATTGAGTGACTCCTGCGTCATTGGTAAGGAAGGTGGTTACTATGAGATGTCAGCCTTTGTAGGGCGCTGGGAGACAACCAACTCCAGTCAGTGGGGCAACTCACCCTCGATGTATGCCCTTGCTGATGTGCTTTCCCTGAATGAGGCGATCAGGTCTAACCAGCGAAAGGCTGCCAAGTCTAATGACTGGCCCTTGTTGGTGCAGGAGAGCGCCAATATCAGTCAGCTCAACCTCAATGCCGGCACGGTGAGCGTGGTCAGGAGCATTGCGGGTATCGCTCCTATGCCTTCAGGTCCGGGTAACATTGATATGGATACTGAGATTGCCAGACTGCAGGACAACATCCGTACTTACTACATGACTGACACGCTGGACTTCCCCCAGTCTCAGGCCCAGCCCATGACAGCTACTGAGGCACAGATCAGATACGAGAGGATGCAGCGGTATATGGCTGCAACTCTTGGTCAGATCCGTACTGATATCCTCAATCCCCTGATTGAGCGGTGTTTCAATATGCTGGTCAGGGCCGAGCAGTTGCCTCCGATACCAGAGGCCATTACCAATGACCCTGATCAGAACCTCGATATTGTTTATCTTGGATCCCTTGCCCGGGCGCAGAGCTCTGATGGCGTTGCTGCCATTGAGCGTGTACTTGGGGTGGCAGCTAACACTGCACAGGCTTGGCCTGATGTGCTGGACGCGATTGATGTGGTTGCCAGTATCAGGGAGATTAGCGAGAAGCTGAACACTCCGGGTGCAATCATGCGTGATGACTCCGAGATCAAGAAAATGCAGGCACAGAGGCAGGAGATGATGGAGAGAATGCAGGCTGCTGAGGTTGCCGAGCAGGAGGGCAATGCAATGCAGGCCCAAGAGGTGACTGAATAATGGAAAGAGGCGCACAGGTAGCCAAGTTCCATAGGGCATTGAACAGTAAGGATGGGCAGGAGTTGATGGCTGACCTGAAGATTGCATGGGGTTCAGCCAGCGTATTTAGCACCGACATAGCAGAGATGGCGTATAACGCTGCACTGCTTGAGGCGTACCGATTACTTGAGAGTTATCAACTAGCAGAGGATCTTGAACGATGAGTGACGACACAACTACGGCCACCCCGGAGGTGACTACCAAGGTTGATGAATCATTACCCAGTGATTGGGTGAGTGGACTACCTGAAGTATTGAGGGATGCCCCCGGCCTGAGGCCATTGAAGGATGGGACTATCCGCTCACCTGAAGAGGCAAGGGCTGCACTGGATAATTTTGCCCAGCTACAGGGGAATATGAGCGAGACTCACATTAAGATCCCATCACCTGATTCTTCTGATGAATCTAAACAGCAGACCCGGGAGCGGATCCTTTCATTGTGGGATGACCTGCGGGTAGTGACTGAGGGTGAGGACACCCTTCCTCCTGAAGATGCCTCTGGTTATAAGATCCCTGAAGGACTGGATCCTGCTGCTGTGGCTGATATCACTCAGTTTGCTCTTGAGCATAAGTGGGGTCAGAAGCAGTTTGAGGACTATGCCAACAAAGCCCTTGCTACCCAAATAGCCAGTGGTGAGAAGGCTACTGCGTGGGAGAAGGAGCAGAGCGATAAGCTGGATTCGATCATGGGTGCTGCCAAGGCTGAGAAGCTGGGGCGCATAGCGTCTGCACTGGAGCAATCAGGGGCAGCAACTGAGTACGTTGATGCTATTACTGCCGGCAAGATCGATGCTGATCTGGTCATTGTCTACGACTCCCTTGTCAGTAAGATGATGGAGATGGGTGATGAGGGTAGCCAGTTTGTCCAGCAGGTTAAGACTGATGCCAGAGCACTGACTCCGTCTGAGCATAGAGACCGGGCCATTGAGCTATTCAACACCCTGCAGGAAATGAACAGCATGGATCCCCGGTATGATGAGATAAACCGAAAGCGAATGGAGCATATAGGCTTGTCCCGCGAGCATTGATAGGTTATATTTTGACCAACTAGGGGGTGGATTGACCGTGAGGTTCCCTTGATAGCCCCCTGAAACGTCATAGAGATTGACGTTAAACACTCAGCATACGGCCCACACCTGTGGATTACCTGAGCGAAAAGTAACCAATTAACTTTTTGTGAGGATATTCACATGGCTAGTAACGTAACAGTCCCATTAGTAGCAATCGAAACGTATGAGAGTACGTTAATCCAACTCGCACAGCAGCGTCAGTCCCGGGTAATGCCTTGGGTTATGCAGCGTGGCGAGAAGTCAGCCGGCCACAACTGGCCTGTATTGAACTCTGCAGATGCAACACTGAAGACCCGGGATCAGGCAACCCCTGAGACTGGCGCAGTATTTGCCGAGCGGCGTTCTGTTCCCATCACGATGGATATCGGTGAGCTCGTAGAGCCAGAAGACATTCTGGAAGTGTTGATCGATCCCAAGTCCGGGCTTGCCCAGTCACAGGTATACGCCATTGGCCGTGCCTATGATGATGAGCTGTTCGATGCTTGTGAGCGCGATGCTGACGATGGTAACGGTGGCACTGTCGCCCTGCCTGCTGGTCAGATTGTTGGTGATGGCTCTGCTGCTATCTCCTTTGATCTGGTGACTCAGGTAACGGAGCAGTTCCTGAACAATGACGTAGACCCTGATGAGGCAAAGGTCTGGTTCGTCTCCCCGGCTCAGGTGCGTAAGCTCCTGCAACTGACTGAGATGACCAGTGCTGATTACAACTCACTGCGTCCTCTTGAGACTGGAATGCCAACCAACTGGATGGGATACACTTGGATCCCTTCAACCCGGCTGAACGCGCCTGCTGGTGGACAGGTTAACTGTCCTGTAATGACTGCTGATGCTATCGGCTTCAACCTTAATGAAGGCATGACCTCTCGCGTAGCTGAAGACCCCACAATGTCTTTCGCATGGCGTGTGTACTGCCGCTCCACGTTTGGTGCGGTTCGTGTACAAGATGAGAAGATTGTCATCGCACACCTCTCAGAAACTATCTGAGGATGACTTGGGACTGCCTCCGTCTGGGGGCGGTTTCTTTTTAATTTAGGAGACGCTATGTCTATTATCCGCAATTCCTGTCGCGCCACTGAGCGTGTTGCTATGAAGAAGCAGTTTGCCCGGGGCGAGAGTGCTGATCAGATATCAAAGAGGCTCAGGGTTTCTACTCAGATAGTAACTGAGGTAGTTGAGGGCAAGTGGGATGCAACGGAGAAGGCGTTAGCGTTACGCGCAATGGAGAAGAACCAGCAAGAGCAGTTGGGTAAGGCTGATGCTGAGGCAAACAAGATTGCCCAGATTGCTGCGGCTGCCGCTGCTGCTATCAACGGCCAATCCCCGGTTGTTGATGCTGATGCTCTACGCGCCAAGATCGAGGCTGAGGTTCGTGCTGAGATGTCCACTGAGCTGACCCGGGGCCAGAAGGCTGCGGCTACTCGCAAGGCAAATCAAGAAGCTGCTCTTGAGCAGGAAGAAGCGGCGAGCTAAGGCTCGTCAGTTAAAACGTAATAAGGAAAGCATGCTAATGGCTGCGCTCACTGATCTTATGTTTGATTGGCTTGGCACCCAAGGATACGCAGGTGCGCTGCCTGACCGCCGTTATGCTTACTTCAAAGACAATGACTACGCCACATGGCGGGACGTTTACAATGCCAATGGTGGCACAGGCCAGCTAAATGATTGGCTGATTACTTTCTTTGGGGGCTAGATGTCAGATTGGCGACCCAAACCTGCTGGCCCAAACACCCACAGGAAGATGTACCACTGGGTATGGGAACAGCTAAAGACTGTCGGCAACCTGATTGGTGACGAGGGAAGCGTAACGCCCGGCAACCCACCCCCAACCCCCGGCCACCAACACTGGCACGACAATCTAATTGACGTTAAGCCTGACCAGCATCACCCTCAGTTCCACGATCTTAATAGCCACACCGATGTCAATATCAGTCTACCCCTCAATGATGAGGTGCTGACCTACGAAGATGGCGTGTTTGTCAACAAAGCAGGTGGCGGCGGCGGTAATGGTAGCAACAACGTGGACGGCGGATCTGCCAGCTCTGTTTACTTGCCAACACAGAATATAAACGGAGGTTCAGCAAGTGGCTGACAGAATTCAGATGAGGCGCGACACCAAGGCCAACTGGCTGAGTGTTGACCCTGTATTGGCGCGTGGCGAATTTGGGGTAGAGACAGATACCAACCAGTTTAAGATTGGTGACGGTGTAAGACCTTACAGCCAGCTAGATTATATGACCGAAGGCCCACCGGGGCCAGCGGGTGAAGATGGACAGGATGGAGCACCGGGGCAAGACGGCCAAGACGGAGCGCCGGGCCAAGATGGACAAGACGGTGCTCAGGGTGAACAAGGCCCAGCAGGAGGTGCGCTGCCTGATGGTGATGCTGATAACCAGTTAGTTGTTTGGGACGGTACGGATTGGAAGAATAACTCCACACTGCGCGTAGGCGAGTACACAGGCATTTACTCAGAGAACAGCGGTGCCAACCTGATGGGCAAGCTGTCCTACGATGGGCAAGACCCGTTTAAGCCTTACGGAAAGCTGGGCAAGTCTATCTATGTGGTAGGCGATTCACTCACCTCACCTAATGGTGGTGGATTGTTGCAGTTCAGCTATTCGACCAACGGCAGTGGTGTTGTCTCCGATTTGAAGATTGTTGACGGTGGTTCGGGCATGACACGCGATGTGTACATTTCGCAGCGTGGCCCTAACAGCGCGATGTTCTGGTTCTGGGCAAGGGTGTCAGGTGGTTCGGTAACGTCTGTTGAGTTTGATAAGCAGAGCGATGTATTTCCTGCTGACCTACGTGATGAGCCGTTCCAGCAGCACAGCACTACGGAATCGTGGGCGCACATGTTGTGGAATCGGTTTGCGTTGGATGGTGTTGTTGATGCCACTCCTGCAACCTCAGTTGCGCGTACTGGCACCGAGTACCAGTTCTTTAATGTGCCAGCGGCGAGTGAGGGTGACATAGCCCTGATTGCGTTGGGCGGTAATGACGCTGGTGGCATTGAGTGTAGTAATGGTTTTGCTCCCGGCGGCCAGCCATTTGATATTACTCAGGCTCAATTTGAGGCAGCGTATACCACGTTGCTGACTAACTTCCAGAATGCGGGTTATCGGGTAATCATAAAGCTATCGCCGTATTCCGATTTAGGTTTGATTGCTGATGACCCCACATGGGATGAAGGTACATCGGTTATCCGTCAGGGCCAGAAGAATGTTGCGGCGGCTCTGGGTATTACGGAGGTTTGGGATTACGTCACTACGAACCTGAGTGATTACCTGCACATGACGCAGGACGGTCAGGACTATTGGTGTCAGGCGGTGTATGCGAACCTGCTGGCGGTCTGTGGTGGTGGCGGTTCTGGTGGCCTTACGTCCATCGTAGAGGTGACGAACCCTGATGGCGGCACACAGCTTGATTTCTACACCAAACCCGCTGGTGGGAGTCTAGCAAACCACTTCACCCTGACGGACAGCGGCCAGATGTTGATGGCTCAGAAGGGTGGTGCTGTTCCTCCCTCAGCAGGATTCCGTAATAAGAACGGGGATATACAGTTCAAAGGCAATGATGGTTTATGGGCCGTGATGATAGGCGCAGCCCCTGCTGATGGTGAGCAGTATGTGCAAAAGGACGGTGGCTGGTCTTTGCTGGACGCTGGTGGCGGTTCTCAGTGGGACGATGTTTCGGGAGGTATTGAGTATTCTGGCGGCGATATTACCGCGACTAGCAGTTTCCGTTATGGCACAAATCTACACCTCGCCAACACATCTACGGGCGGCACTAGCTGGTCTATCAATTCTTCCGGTCAAGATAGCGTATTAGGCGTAGGCAATCTTGAGCTATCAGTGACTAGCCAAGGGCCAAAAGCGGTACTAAAAGCTAATGGAGATTTCACTGCCAGCAAGTTTATTGGTGACGGTTCACAGTTGACCAATCTTCCTGCGGGTTCTCAGTGGGACGATGTT